TCAATTGGAGAAGAAAAGGTGAATCTGGAGGTTTTAGTAATGATCCTGAAGTATATAGATCAATATTTAGTTATTTAAGACAAAAAGGTCAAACATATAATGATGGTGCTTTAGTTCAAAATTTAACTAATGTTGGTAGAGCTTATAACCCTAGAGGCGTAATTAAAGCTATTGTTGAAGCAGGTGTTCCTATGACTGCTGATAGTATGTATAAACCTGTAATGTATGAAAATAAACCATATCTTGTTAATACTCAAAACCCAAGAGCAAGTAATGCAGTGTCTGAACAAACAGGTAAATTAGTTAAAGCTAATATCCCTCCATCATTAGCAGCCAGAATGTTAGGTAATGCAGCTCCTCCAGCAGTAGCTCAAGCAGCAGCAGGTAGAAGAGGTAGACCAGCAGGTCAACCAAATACTCCTCGTCCTGCAGCAGCTCCAGCAGCAGCCGGTGATATTAATGTTCGTGAAGTAATGAGTGATACAGGATTAGAAACAGCATTTTTACGTTTACCAAGAAATATTTTAAGAAAACTAAACGTAACAAATGCATCACGTGTTGAACCAAACGGTGATAGAGGTGTTGCTCGTCGTAATAATATGTTAGGAACTAGAGGTCGTGTAGGTAGAACAATAGCTATAGGCAATAGCAAAATTTATTTTATTAGTCTACCAGGTGCAAGAATTGTAGCATCTATTAATGTACAACCAGGAAATAGTAACTACTTATTAGTAGGCAATGAAGGTGGTAATGTTGCTATGTCACTAAATTCACCATCAGAATTAGTAAGTGCTTTAACAAATCGTGGGTTGGCCGAGCATCGTTCGTATATTATGCGTGAATATTTAAGTAATAATCCAAAACACGCACAAGAAGTAAGAGATATGGTAGCAAAACACATAGACGAAATCAGCGCTAAAAAAGCAATAGCTACTGGTGCTTTAGCATTAGGTTTGTTAGGTACTCCATCTTTAACACAAGCTCAAAACACTATTAAAGATAAAGTTAAAGCAGGTATTACAGCTATACAGAATAAAATAAAACCCCAACAAAAAGCTGATACAATAAAAATACAAAAAGATGCACCTTTAGTATTAGCTAGATTTAAAGATTACAAAGGAGCTGGGTATGGTTATGCAGAGTCAAGAGATCAACAAGGAGCTATGAATATGGCTAGACTAAATGCAAAAGCTGACTTAATGAAAAAGTTAGGAAAAGAAAAAATAACGGCGGGATTTGAAGAAAAAGATACAAAATTGTACCAAAATGCAGATGGCACATATGCAGCTGAAGTTTTGGTAGTGATTGGAAACATATAATTTAACATATTTATACATATAAAACACAAAAAAATGAATATCACAGAAGTACGCAACCTTGTTAAATCAGCTATCGCTGAAGCAATGGAGAAAAGCGGTTTACCAAAAAGCGGTGGAAAATTAGTACACCTTAAGAAAGAATTAGCTGGCTTAAAGAATATGAAAGAATCTTTAGGTCAATTACAAATCGCTGAAGGCGGTGAACAACAATTCGTAGCTGAATATGCACATATGCAAAAATTCGTTACTGAATTAGAAAAAATTAAAGCTGCTCATGCTAAATTAGCTGAGATGTTAGACAAACAAATTTCTGAAGTTGAAACTAAAGTTTCATCTGAAACTGAAAAGATTAAAGAAATGGTTGGTTTAATCGAAAAAGCTCCTAAAGCTAAAAAAGACGCTAAGAAAGCTCCTGCTAAGAAAGACGATAAAAAAGCTGACAAAAAAGAAGAGCCTAAAGAAGAAAAAGAAGCTCCTAAGAAAGCTGAAGATAAAAAATAATCACCATGATTAAATTATCCGATTTATTATCTGAAGGATTAGATCCTGTAGGTAAAGAAGATAGTGATATTAATAACGATGGTAAAAAAGATAAGACAGATAAATATCTAGCTAATCGTCGTAAAGCAATATCTAAAAATGTAGATGAAACTCATCTAAATTGGCCCCCAACTCCAGACCATGAAGCTACTATGGCTATGGGTGAATTAAGGAGTATGATAAAAAATAGTATAACTATTTACAAAAATGTTAAACCAAACCAACAATTACCAGGTTGGGTTTCAGCATACGTAACTTTAGCATCTGATTATATGAATAGTGTTGCTCAATACTTAGTTGAAGAAGAAGCTACATTAGGCCAAGAAACAAACAATGAATAAGAAATTATTATTAGAAAAATATGTTCGTGTAGCTGTTAAAAAAGCTATTAAAGAACAAGAAATAAAACAAAAACGAGCTGAGAAGGCGATGTATTTAATATATCGCTTTCCTGGTTTAAAAAAAGTAATGGAGGATTTAATGTCTCCTGCTTTTGGCCGTTTTGTTACTGATATTAGCCTAGTTGCTCCAAAACCAACAACATTCTCAGCTAAATTAATTAATGAACAAGATTTTAATATCATTTATAATGGTAAAGGTAAATTTACTGTTAAAATAGCAGGTAGAAAATATGACGTTCAAGATTTAAATGAACTAGAAAGAGCACAACAATCTATTTCTAATATGTTAGAATTAAACTATGGTGTAGAAGAAAAAGAAGCAGCTACAAAACCAGATGCAGGCGCAGAAGCATTTAGTGCTGCTACAGCAGCTCCAGCAGGTGAAATACCAGCTGAACCAGCCGCTGAAGAAACTCCTGAAGAAATACCAGCAGAAGCATAATATGATAGTTACAGACGAAATATTAAACGAGTGGTCATTCCGTTGCCACGATGGAATCGTTGATTTAAACGATCCTAAAAAAATAGTTATATTAGAAGAAATTCTTAAAGAACAGGGTTTAGATGAAAAAACAGCTCGTTTTATTTCTAATCTAAAAAATAAACAAGCTGGAGAACCTCAAGCTGAACCTGTAAATAATACATTTGCTGAATCACCTGAGGAATTTACTAAATTTGTTTTAGATAAGTATGCAGTACAAGGTCAAACTATTAATGGTTTAGATTCATTATACAATGCAATTCTAAAATCACCAAATAAAGAAAATTTATTTAAATTAATCCAAACATCAGGAAATAAACAATTAAGTGCAGGTAAATCTTCAATTAAAAACACTGAAGGTGAACTATTTACTTTAATAATGTCTTTTGTTAAAATGGAAAACGGTGATGCTTCTGAATTATGGTTTGCTATTATGTATAATGGTCAAGCTAAAGGTGGAGTAGCATCTGAAACAGGAATTGAATCTGATGTTGATGTAAATGGTAAAGGAGTATCTATTAAGAATTATAAGTCTATTGGTAATTTAGATTTTGGTTCATTACCAGCTGAAGAGTTAAAGCAACTAAAAAAGATAACTAATTTATTAGTAGTATTAACTGGTGTTGAATTTACAGCAGGTTTAACTAGAAATAGTCTTAATAACTTATTAAAAACATTAAGTTCAGAATCATTTCAAGCTGATTTAAAAGAAATATTAGTTATAGGTAAAGATACCAAAATCAAAGCATTAAAAAACATATATGATGCTGTAGTAACACTACTACCATCAGGCAATACTGAAGAACTAGTAGATAGTTTTGTAAATAATATTAATAAGCTAATTGCTGATAAAATTACAAAAGTAGAATGGTGGGCTATTATAGCTAGTAAAAATAGCTTATATTTAGAACCATCATCTGTAATTGCTAGTAAATTACAATCAAAAGAAGGCCAATTATCATCAGTTATTAGCCAGATAAAAGGAAATAATTTATTTATAAACGGTAACTTACTATTTAATGATACAAAAGAAGAACAATAATATGGAACAATTTAACCCCACAGACAAAGTAACATTAGACATACCATTGTTTATTCGTTTATTAGAATACGCTCGCGAAGACGCTAAAACCGATATGGATTTACATAACGTAGCTGAAAAAGCAGTAGCAGCAAGTGAAACAGGAAAGACATTAACAATGTCTGACTATGATGGTTTAGTAGCAGGTGATAGTGAAGATCAAGAAATGAACGAAATAAAAAGAATGATTAAGTTAGCTAACATCAAGTCTTTCTTTAATTAAACATATAGACAGATTCATAGCCTGTCGCATCGAAAAATATTAATGCAGCTGTGGCGCACCCTCAAAGGTGGGCCACCTTACATTTGGAAATGTCAAAATAATAACTTAAATTTATAGATATGAAAAAAATTGTAATTATTGGAGCAGGCGTTGCAGGTATTAATGCTGCAACCAAATTAGTAGATAATGGCTATGATGGTAGCCTAATCACAATTATAGACAAGGGCAACGACCCAATCAACCGCTTACCTGAAGAGGTAATGACTGGTATGTTAGGTGCTGGTGGTTGGTCAGATGGTAAATTAGTAGTGTCAACAGTACAAGGTGGACAATTAGCTAAGTATTGTGGTGAGGAAAAAGCTATGTCATTGATGGAAGAGGTAGTAGCTAATTTTACTCGTTTCCACCCTAAACCAGATGAAATTTCATGTTCTGATCCTAAAACAGAACCTGACTTTATTAAACCATATTTTGACTTACGTATGTCGCTTGTATGGCATATTGGTTCAAACTACTTACATGAGATTGCTAAAAACTGGTATTCATTTTTATTAGATAAAGGTGTTAACTTTCATTGGGAAAAAGAAGTAGTTGGTATTCATTTTGAAAATAATGATGTTCGTTATGGAGATCCTGGATGTGGGTGTAGAGCAGCTCATATGTACTATGATGAATTAATATTTGCTGTAGGTAAATCTGGTATTGATTTTGCTCAATCAATGTCTGATAGATATAAACTACCTACCGAACCTAAAGCAGTACAAATTGGTATTCGATTTGAAGCACCACAAAAATATTTTCAAAAATTAATTGATGTATCTTATGATTTTAAGCTCTATCAAAAACATGATAACGTATCTATACGCTCGTTCTGTACTAATAACAATGCAGCTTATGTGGCTGTTGAGGAAACCTATGGCAACATTAGTTATAATGGTCATGCTAAAAAAGGAAAAGAATTCGAAAACCAAATGACTAATTTCGGTATCTTAATGGAAATTAAAGGTATTGAAGATCCATTTGCTTGGAGCAGAGATGCAGTACAGAAATTACAAGCAAACGGAACCGGATTATATTATTCTCCTGGCTACACAAGAACACCTTCATTAACATCAGAGGGAAATAGAGTATCAACTATACAAACAAACTCATTAGCTCCTATATCATTAGCACTTGGTGAATATTTTGCTTATATTGTTAATTTTATAGACAATATGAATGCTGTATTTGAATTTGGTAATGATTGGGGTTTTTACGCTCCTGAGGTAAAGTACTTATCACCTGAACCACTAGTAAAATATGAAGACTTATCATTAAATGATTTCCCTAATGTACACTTTGCTGGTGATGCGTTATCAGCTAGAGGAATTACAGTATCAGGGGCACACGGAATTTACATTGCAGAAAAATTAATAAAATAAAAATGGCAGAAACAAAACGATTGAAAACAGAAGACGGATCAATAGTATACTATTGGTTAAACAAAATGCATAACTGGGATGGTCCCGCTTATATCCCACAAGGCAATAAACGCGCTGCCGAATATTGGTTATTTGGAATGAAATATACCAAAACCCAATGGGAAGAAAGAAAAAAAGATATTAACGGTGTTCCATTCTATAAAACAGCAGCTGGTAAAGCATCAGGCACTAGAGTTTAAGCAGAATAAAAATCATATCTTCATTATATGGAAGAAAGAAGAGGTAGACCCGCTGCAATAATACAAGAAGAAGCGCCACGTAAATATACTCGTGTTTATGAAGATGAATACGCTATTGAAACATGGACATTCGATGTTGATAAGTTTAGAAACGGACCAATCTTAGTAGAAATTAAGTATAAGGCGGGCGCTGAAAAAGCTATTAAATTGAATGCTAAAAATAATAAGCAGGAGAAGAAAGCTGAACGTCAAATGAAAAAAATAAACGAACGAAACAAATGAGAATAGGATTAGCAGGTACAATGAGTGTAGGTAAAACTACATTAGCAAAAGCATTAGGTGAATTAGATCAATTTAAAGATCATAATGTACAAACTGAGCGTAGTAAATACTTACGTGATTTAGGTATTCCATTGAATACTGATTCTACATTAAATGGTCAATTTGTATTTTTAGCTGAACGTGCTACTGAATTATTATATCCAAATATAATTACAGATCGAACAATATGGGATGTTTGTGCATTTACATTCTCAGCTAAATCGATTGATTGGTTTGCTAAACGTTCATTTGTTGAGGCGGCTATGATGCTTCGTGAACAATACGATATAGTATTTTATGTATCTCCTGAAGGTGTACCTATTGAAGATAATGGTGTACGTACTATTGATGCTGAATATCGTGATAAAATCGATTGGGTTATTCGTGAATCATTAGAAGAATATAAACCTAAGAAATTAGTATATATTAAAGGTACAACTGAGGAACGTATCGCTACAATTTTACAAAATATATAATATTTATATGCACAATAAAAACAAAATGAAAGTATCAGAATTAAAAGAAATCATACGTAAAACTATTAAAGATGTGGTAGATGAATCGACAATGGCAACTACAATAGATTACAAAGATAAAAATAAAGGTGACAAAATTTTAGATATTGACCCTACGGATACTGCAACTATTAATAAGTTAAAATCAGATCCAACAGTTGCTAGTGTAACTGCAGGCAATAAAAAAATTAAAGAAGCAGAAATCGATGAATTAGCTAACGTATCTGTACGTTATGAATTAGCACCAGATACTAATGCTTCTAGCTTTACAGGCAAAAAAAATAGAATTATCACGGCTATGCAAGCTACAGAAGAACCAATGTCAAAAATTGATGTAGCTGGTGAATTGGGATATAATAAACAAAATCCAATCAACGCTGATTTCATGGAACTTGTAGCTAGCGGAGCAATTATTGCTTCAGGCACTCAAGCAGCTCCACGTTTAAATCGTCCAGCAGCTGAACCAACAGCAGCAGGTGCAACACCAGTAGATAGCGAATTTGATTTTATTCAAGGTGATATGACTGATGATGAAGTTGATGCTAGCTTTGCTGCAGCCGCCGCTTCTGGAGATGAAGAACCAGAGATGGGTGATGTTGAAAAATCAAATAATACAGCCTCTAAAATATCAGATAGTGATTATGAAGCTTTTATGAAAGTTTCTGATTTAGAAAATCGTTTAGCTTCTACAAAATCTAACATTTTAAAACTAAAAAAAGGTAAAAGTGATACAGGCGATATTAGTGATAGACCATCAAGTGAATTATTACGTTTACGTGATTTAAAATCATCATTAGAAAAACGTATTGCTGATGTAGTTGCTTCTTCTAAATACTTACAACAACGTCAAGAAAAGACTACAGGTAAAAAATATGAACCTATTGAAATAGAAGATGTAGAAACAGAAGAACCAATAGATGAGTGGGCAGTTGGTAGAGCACAATATTACGCAGGAATAAAAAAATAAAAATATGTTATTGAAATTAAAAAAATCATTACCAATCATTATGTTTGCAGTAGTAACTGTATTAATAGGTAGTGTATTATTCGAAAAATGTGGAAGTAATGTTGAGCATAAAGCATTTTTAGCTCAAGTAGATAGTTTACATAAAGTAAACGATTCATTACAAATTGAAATTATGAACGATAATGCTGTTATTGATTCATTAAATTATGTTGATGCAGTTTTAACTGTTAAATTAGATATAGCTAAAAAGAATGTTAAGGTAATTACTAAATATGTTGATTCATCTAAATCAGCAATTGATAATTACACAGAACATCAATTAGTTACTTCATTTAACACTCGTTACCCTGCAGACACAGTAACTAACCCATTACCAGTAGCGCAACCAGTATTGGTAGCTGCAGCTAAGGATTTAGTTGAATTAGATGGTGCTAAACAAATTATCACTATTAAAGATAGTGCTATCACAATATTAGAAACAAAAGTATCAAATAAAGATAGTGTTATTAGTAAGTATATTAGTAAAGAAGATAAGTTTAGATTAATCTTACTTAATAAAGATCAAGAAATTGCTGGGTGGGAAGGACAATATCAAAAAATAGAATTACAATACAATAAGTTAAAAGTTAAATCTAAACTTCAACGCATAGGAAGCTATGTAGTGATTGGTGGATTAGCTTACTTGATGATTGCAAAATAAGTTCTACCTTAGGAACAGCCCCGCCATAGTCTCAGTATTATGGTTTTAAGCCCGACCCCGTAAGGTCGGGTTTTCTTTATATATTTATATACATGAGTCAAGCAAACGTTAAAGAAATAATCAAGGCGGAATACATTAAATGTGCTACCGACCCTGTACATTTCTTTAGAAAATACTGCTACATTACTCACCCTGTAAAAGGTAGAGTACTATTTCATCTTTATCCATTCCAAGAAGAGGTATTAAATGATTTTAGAAATAATAGATTTAGTATTATAAACAAATCAAGACAGTTAGGTATCTCAACACTATCAGCTGGTTTTGCGTTATGGACAATGTTATTCCAAAAGGATAAAACTGTGTTGTGTATTGCAACAAAGCAAGAAACAGCTAAAGGAATGGTAGAGAAAGTACAGTTTATGTACAATTCACTACCATCTTGGTTAAAAGGTAATATAAAACCACTATCAGATAATAAATTATCACTAAAACTAGCCAATAACTCTCAGATTGTCGCTACATCAGCCGCATCAGATGCAGGTAGATCGTACGCCGTTTCGTTACTTATTGTGGATGAGGCTGCTTTTATTGAAGGTATTGATAGAATTTATACAAGTATTAAACCAACCATTGCAACGGGTGGTGGAATTATAGCATTATCATCTCCAAACGGTGTAGGTAACTGGTTCCATAGAATGTATACTGAGGCTGAAATTGGAAAAAATGAATTTAAAGCAATAAAATTAAGATGGGATTTACATCCTGATAGAGATGAAAAATGGGAAATTACAGAGCATGCAAACATGTCACCTCGTGAATTTGCCCAAGAGTATGATTGTGACTTTTTAGGATCTGGAAATTCTGTTGTTGAACCTGAATTATTATCTTTTTATGAAGAAACTTTTATACAAGATCCTATTGAACGTAGGTTTATGGGTGGTGATTTTTGGATTTGGGCTTACCCTGATTACAGCAAGCAGTATATTGTTTGTGCTGATGTTGCTCGCGGCGATGGTAGTGACTATTCGGCTTTTCACGTCATCGATGCTACAACATGCGAACAAGTGGCTGAATACAAATCGCAAGTCGATACACGTACTTTCGGAAATATGTTGGTATCTGTTGCTACTGAGTATAATAATGCTTTATTGGTCGTGGAAAATGCCAATATTGGATGGGATGTTGTAAATACAGTTATAGAGAAAGGTTATGAAAAAATGTATTATTCACCTCGTGCCTATGGTGATATGAGTATGGATAAGTGGTTATCTAAAATGGAATCTGAACAAACAGTCCCAGGCTTCACTACATCAGCTAAAACAAGACCACTTGTTATCTCAAAAATGGAGTCGTATATTCGAGAAAAGGCATTTGTATTTCATTCTAAACGCTTATTAGAAGAGTTACGTGTATTCATTTGGATGAATGG